CATCTTTTCCACAGAACCCCGGAGGTGCGCGATGGTTGCCCGTAAGACATCCCTGCGATCCGTGCCGGCCGACGAGACCCCCGAGCGCGCTAACCCACCCACAATCTTAGAGGCCGCAGAGGCCGGATCGAGGCTCGATGAACTGCGAGCCATGCGCCGCCGACTCGCCCGTGCGCTGGACGACCCGAACACCGCGGCCCGCGACCTCGCAGCACTCTCGCGACGTCAGATCGAGATTGGCCGCGACATTGAGGCCATCATCGTTTCAGAGGACGAGGACCACTCGGTCGTCGTGAACGCCGATGACGAAACCTGGGACGGCACCGGCTACTAAGCCCCGCTCTCTCAGCGAGGTCGCTCGTCATGTCGTGGCGCCCGAGGGCATCGCCGCGACAGGGTGGCCGGCAGTCCGCGACACCTGTAGTCGGCTCGGCTGGCGCTTTGATCGCTGGCAAGACGACGCTGGTCGGCTAATTCTCGCCAAGCGTGACGATGGGTCCTACGCGGCGGACACGACGTGCATCAGCATCCCCCGCCAGGTCGGCAAGACTTACCTAGTGGCGTGCATCATCTTCGCCCTATGCCTACTCAAGCCGGGGCTGACGGTCATCTGGACCGCACACCGCAAGACGACGGCACGCGAGACGTTCGACCAGTTCGACGGCATGGCGCAGCGTCCCAGAGTGGCCGCGCATGTTCGTCAGGTACTGCACGGCAAGGGCGACGAGGCGATCCACTTCAACAACGGGTCGCGCATTCTGTTCGGCTCCCGTGATCTGGGGTTCGGTCGCGGATTTGCTGGGGTAGACATTCTAGTGTGCGACGAGGGCCAAATGCTTTCTGAGTCCACGCTAGAGGATCTCGGCGCCACGCAGAACACAGCGCCCGATCCACTGTTTTTCGTCATGGGCACACCGCCACGACCAAAGGATGCCGGAGAGTTCTTCACCCTGCTTCGCCAGGAAGCCCTTGACGGCGAGTCTGATTCAACGCTCTACATCGAGACCAGCGCAGACCGTGGCACCGACCCGATGGACGTTGACCAACTCCGTAAGGCCAACCCGTCCTACCCGCACCGAACGACCCACCGGGCGCTCCTGAGGCTTCGCAAGAAGCTCAAGAACGACGATGCGTGGAACCGCGAGGCGCGTGGCATCTGGGACGATATCGTTAAGCGATTCTCGCCCATCAACGGCGCTCTATGGTCTGCTGGGATCGACGTTGGCCCCCCCGATAGCGCCAAGCCTGACGCGATGGCCGTTGACATGTCACACGACCGGCTTATCTCCGTCGGCGGGTGCTGGATCGAGGACGCCTCCGCGCACTTGGAGGAGGTCTGGGCCGGGGTCGATGACGCGGCCGCTGTTGACTGGATCGTGGCCTGCGCAGGACGTCGATTACTCGTCGTGATCGACTCAGTGTCGCCCGCTAACATGATGATCTCGACACTCAAGGCTCGCGGGGTGAAGGTCCACCCAGGGACCGCCGCCGATATGGGCAAGGCGTGTGGACTGGTGCAGTCCGACGTCGAGGCGGGACGCCTGACGCACGCCGACCAAGAGGCCGTGAACGATGCCCGCGATGGTGCCCGAAAGAGGGCAATCGGCAAGGCGGGCGCATGGGGTTACGACCGCAGTGACCCGTCCGTGAACATCGCCCCGCTCGTCGCCGTCACGTTGGCGCGGCTCGGCGCATCCATGCAGAAGGCCAAGCGAGGCAGCTCGGCACGTTCCGGTCGCGAGAGCGCCACAAGATGAAAGGCGGTGTTTGACGTGAGCCAGTTCGACTCCCTGACAGTCCCGGGCCTTTCTGACGACGAGCAGCGCACCCTGAACCGCCTGGTGGTCCAACTCGAGGACAAGCGTGCCCGGAACCTTCTTCGCCAGCGACTCTATGACAACCAAGAGGTTGCGCGCCGTATAGGCGACACTATCCCCGGCCATTACTTCAACATGGGCATCGTGCTCGGCTGGACGGGCAAGGCGGTCGACAGCCTTAGCCGCCGCTGCGCCCTGGAGCGGTTCGTGTGGCCCGATGGCGACCTAGACGCGCTCGGGTCGCGCAAGGTGTGGGATGACAACGACCTGCGCTCTGAGATCAACTCGGCAAAGGTGTCGTCGCTGATCCACGGCCCTGCGTTTCTCGTGAACACGACGGGTGTCGAGGACGAGCCGAAGTCTCTCGTCCATGTCCGTGATGCTGTGAGCGCCACTGGTGACTGGAACCCGCGCCGGCGCCGTATGGACAACCTGCTCTCGGTGATCGACCGAGGCGATGACGGGAACATTATCGAATTTGTGCTTTACCTTGACGGCCTCACCGTGACCGCCACTAAAGCGGATGGCCGGTGGTCTGTCGACCGCCAAGTGCATCCTTGGGGGGTCCCTGTTGAGGTCATGGTCTACAAGCCTCGGGTGGGTCGCGCTATGGGCGCCTCACGGATCAGCCGGCCCCTGATCGGCTTGCAGATGCAGGCTGTCCGAGCGCTGATCCGGCTTGAGGGTCACATGGACATTTACAGTTATCCCGACTTCTGGCTCCTCGGCGCCCTGGCGAAGGATGTCAAGGGCGAGGGTGGCGCGAACGTTGCGGCGATGGCTGCCAAGATGGGTCGGATTCGCGGGGTTCCCGACCTTCCTGCCGATGACCCGAATGCGCGGGACAGCAACCTGGACCGTGCCGACGTTAAGCAGTTCCCGGCGTCAGCGCCTACGCCCAACCTGGCGCAGTTGAATGCGCTGGCGAAGTTGTTCGCGCGCGAGTCCTCGTTGCCGGACTCATCCCTGGCTATCACTGACTTTTCGAACCCGACGTCGGCTGAAGCCTATGACGCCTCACAGTACGAACTCATTGCTGAGGCCGAGGGCGCTACCGATGACTGGTCCCCGGCCGTGAAGCGTTCCCACCTTCGCTCGCTGGCAATCCTGAACGGCGAGACTGAGATCCCTGCGGAGTGGCTGACGATTGAGCCGATGTGGCGCGACCCGCGTTACATATCAAAGTCTGCGCAGGCTGACGCAGGGATGAAGATTCTGACCGCGGACCCGACCATTGCCGGCACGGAGGTCGGCTACGAACTACTCGGGCTCGACGAGCAGCAGATCCGCCGAGTGCTGGCGGACAAGCGTCGCTCTGGTGGCTCGGCTGCGTTGCGTGCTGTTGCGCAGGCTGCTGCGAATGATGCGGGTGTTTTGACCAATGGCATTACTGACACCGCAGTCTAGGGCGCACCGCGCCGACCTTGCTGAACTGGTCGGGGTTGCTCAACGCGATCTGGGTATCTTGTTCCGGCAGTTCGACTCTGCTGCGGCTGCGCGTGACGGCCTGATGGATGTGCTGCCGAGACTGACCGCGATCTACGGCGAGGCTGCGGCAACTCTTGGCGCGGATTGGTACGACGACCTCCGCGCAGAGGCTGGGGTTCGGGGCAGGTTCCGCGCCATTCCGGCAGAGACTGTGCCGCGCGGTCAGACCGACGCGCTAGCACGCTGGTCCGTGACGCCGCTATTCGCGGCCGAACCTGACTACCCTACGGCGCTGCTGAAGGTGTCGGGCGGGGTGCAACGGCTGATCGCCAACTCCGACCGTGAGACCGTGCGCTTCTCAAGCATCCAAGACAAGTCCGCACGGGGCTGGGTCCGCATGGGTGTAGGCGAATGCGACTGGTGCACGCAGTACCTCGACGGCGAGGTCCACTACGTCGAGGGCTACGACTTCCAAGCCCACGACCATTGCAACTGCACCGCGGTGCCCGCGTTCTGACGCAACCCACCAACTCCCCGTCACCAGGCGGGTTACGCCCACGCCAGCGGTCAATGGCGGTCGAAAGGAATCACGATGTCTGAGGCAATACCCGAGGGCGGAAACGACAGCGGACAGACGCCCGCCGCTGATGAGTTCACTCCGATCACAACCCAGGAGGAATTCAATCGGGCCACTGGCGACCGAGTGAAGCGTACGGAAGCCAAGTTCGCCGATGCCGTGGCGAAGGCCGCCGAGTTCGACAAACTCCAGGCCGCGAACCAGACCGAGGCTGAGAAGTCTGCGGCGAGGATCGCGGAATTGGAGTCGGCCCTAACCGGCGAACGTTCCGCTTCCCAGCGGCTCACGATCGCCACCGCGAATGGCATCACGGACGCCGAAGACATCGAACTATTCCTCACCGGCACCGACGAAGAGACCTTGACCAAGCAGGCCAAGCGTCTCGCGGAGCGGACCGCCGACCGCAAGAAGAGCAGTAACCAAGTGCCCCGCGAGGGCACAAACCCGCAGTCCGGGCAGGGCGACGAAATGCGCGGCTTTACGCGCGACCTGTTCGCCCGGGCGAACACTGACTAAGGAGCAAAAGAATCATGGCAGTTCTCCAGACTGGATCACTCACGATCCCCAAGCAGAAGCTTGACCCGTGGCTGGGCAAGATCGGCAACGGTTCCGCCGTCGCCACCCTCTCCACACCCACCCCTATGACCTTTGGCGAGGGCGAGGCGTGGTCGTTCGACATCGGCGAGGCCGAGTATGTCCCCGAGGGTGGAGCCAAGGGCGCGTCCACCGTCACGCCCAGCAGCAAGGGCATGAAGCCCTTCAAGTTCCACAAGACGCTTCGGTTCTCCGAAGAGGTCCTGTGGGCCGACGAGGACCGCCAGCTTGAGGTCGTGGACCAGATCCTCGCCCTCGTCCAGCCGGCGCTCTCTCGTGCGCTTGACTACGGCGTGTTCCATGAGATCAACCCCACGGGCGGCGCCCTTGTGGCCGCGATGAACGGTGGCCTCACGGACACGACCAATCTTGTCGAGTACGTGGGCACGGGTGCCGGCGCGCAGAAGCCCTACGTGAGCCTCGACGCCGCTGACGCGCTCGTGCTCGCGGACGGCTTCATGCCTCGTGACATCGCGCTCTCTTCGACCTACGCGTCGAAGTTCTCGGGCCTGCGTGGCGTCAACTCCGAGCAGAAGCTCTACCCGGACTTCCGCCTTGGTACCGAGGTCTCCGAACTCGACGGCCACCGCGCGTCGGTGTCCAACACCGTCTCGGGCGCCGGGGTGATCGCCGTTGACACGAAGGTCCTCGGTTTCGTCGGAAACTTCGACACGATCCGTTGGGGCATTCAGAAGCAGATCGGCCTCGAGCTGATCAAGTACGGCGACCCGGACGGTGGCGGCGACCTCAAGCGTCAGAACGAGGTCGCCTTCCGTGCCGAGGTCGTCTACGGCTGGGGCATCGCGGATCTCAACGCGATCGCCAAGATTCACGACCTCGTCACTGAAGTCTGATGGGTGACGTGAAGACCGTTCGCGGCACTGTCGCGGGCGCGGCCGTGGAGACGAGCGAGGAGAACGCCGAGCGCCTTGGATCGGCCTTCACGCCAGAGAGGGCGCCGGCCAAGAAGGCCGCGCCCAGCAAGCCCAGCAAGTAACCAGGAGGGGGTGGCCCGATGGCCGATATCATTGTCGTTGCGGACCTGCCGAGCGACGTCCAGTCGCACGAACTCGTCGCCGCGATGGTGGCTGGCGCGAACGCGAAGGCGTCGCGGGTCGCCCCCTGCTTGGTTGCTCCAACCTCTACTGCGTGGGCCGCTGCGACGGCCTACGCAGTTGGCGATCTCATGAGGCTCGCCAGTACCGAGTTCATCGAGGCGACTATCGCCGGAACATCTGGCGCGACCGTTCCGACCGTCCCTGACGCCCTTGACGGAACGGTGGCCGATGGGTTGGTGACATGGAAGCGCGTGGCCCCCACGTTTGACCAGTCGGTCGAGGCGAAGTTGGTTCTCATTGGCGCTGTGAAGCGTTGGGCCGATGCTGGTTCGGGAGCGCTCGCATCGCAGACCGCGGGACCGTTCGGGCAGACGCTCGACACCCGTCAGCGCACCGGATACCACCTGTGGCCCTCCGAGATCACCGACTTGCAGGGCATTTGCTCGGCTGGGCAGCCGGGGCGCCAAGCGTTCTCGATCGACACGGCCCCCGCATGTTCGGCGCACCTTCCCTGGTGTTCGCTGATGCTGGGCGCCACCTACTGCTCGTGCGGTGTGGACATTGCCGGGTATCCGATCTATGAGCTTGGCTGATGAACACCCCGTGGTCGGTAACCGTCCGCTCGGAAACGGTCAGCACGACCGACTTCGACCAGTACGGAAACCCGCTCGTTACCCGCGCCGATCGCACGGAACCTGTCTACGGGTGGGCACCGGCTGGAACGTCGGAGTCGGATCGGCGTAACGAGCAGGTCACTCACGACCTGGACCTCTACGCACCGCAGTCGTTCGCTTGCTTGCCGTCCGATGAGATTCAGGTGGCCGGCGATTGGTACACCGTCGAGGGTCGCCTCGAGGACTTCAACCACGGCCCGTTCGGGTTCGCCCCCGGTGGTCGCGTGAAACTGAAACGGGTGACGGGATGACGAAGTTCAACCCGACCCGCGAGACGACCCGGTTGGCGA